TATTGAATTTACGTGGTAACCGGTATCCTTTGGATTCTAATCGTTCCATCTGATATAGATTTCTTTCTTCTCATTATACTCACTTTCTGCACGAATACGAGTATTTTCAACCGGTTTATTGTAAGCGTTATTGTTAAAGAAGTTGTTAATATTTTTTGGTTTGTTATCATTTGGTAAATATGTATCACTTTTTACAGATTCAGTATCTGAGCTATTCCTTGAAGAACTAGAAGACGACGAACGTCGTGATGAATTGGATGCATAGTCTGCAACTGAACCTTCTCTGCTTTGATAAGGAGAATTAATAGATGAAATATCCGACTGTACTTTATTTCTATTAATTAACATATCTGCACCTCCGTCATCACCAAACATTTTTGATCCAAAACCAAAACTATTTTCATTTCTGTTTATATCAAATCTTTTGTTAGGAGTATCTTCATTAATTTCCATAATGTCCTCTCCGTCTGAATCGATTAATTCAAATTGCTGTCTAGACATTAATTATCTATTAACTTTCTAATTGATTTATTTTTAAATTAAAATTACGCACTTATAGATATATATTAAACGTATTATTTCTTTTCTATTCAACATATTAATATGATTGTATCAATTGATGTTGGAATTAAAAATATGGCTATTTGTGTTATAGAAAATAATACTATTATTACATGGAAAATAATTAATATATCATATGGTCCAAGTATATGTAAATCGATTATTGATGAATTTGATATACTGTACAATACAATTAAAGATGCTGATATCGTCATAGAAAGACAAATGACTAAGAAAATGTGTAATATTCAGTGTTATTTAGAAATGTATTTCCGAATGAAAGGGTTTTCTTCTGTTGTTATATATAGTCCTAAACATAAATTATCTGGTAGTGGAAAAGAAAATAGTGGTAAAGGAAAAAATAAGTATAATGATAGGAAGAATGCAGCGATTAGTTTATGTTCTGATTGGTTGAAGAATAATCCTCAATCTGACGAGATAATAGATATTTGGGAAAAAACTAAAAAAAAAGATGATATTGCAGATACTTTAATGATGGCAATTGCTTACTATGAAAAACCGGTTAAAGATTGTTTAACGATTAAAAAGAAAATTGTAGCAAGAAAACCAACGGCAAAACAGTTGAAAGGAAAATATTCAAAAAGTAATATAAAATATCTACTTCAACAAACACCTTGCAATGAAAGACAAGAAAGTAAAATTACTAAAAAGTTACAACAATGTATATTAAAATTTTGGAAAACATTTGATGATTGTTTATACGAATTAGATTTATGTACCGATACCGCTTAATTTTTGAAGTTTATTCACTATCTTAGGATTAAAATTGGTAAATTTATTTTTAACTATTAGATTAGTCAACTGTGGAAAGAAATTATCTTTGGTATACTTTTTATTACTTTGCATTATAGATTCTATTTTTGAAGTTATCCACGAATGTTTTTGATGTAATAATCTATTCATATTTTTAGTATTTTCTGAAAAATATACTTTGTCAGAATTAATTAAATTTTTTACGTGTAAGTTGATTCTATGATTTTGTAATGATTTAGAAGGTACATCTTCCATTATATCTTCGAATATTGTATAGTTATAATCTGGACAAAGTAATAATTTATCAAGATTATCTTCATATACCATTGTATTATCTATGATCAATGTATTCCGATCATAAATAAAATCAGTTTGATATTTTGTAAGATTATTCTTCATATTTTTGTTAATGCTACGAATTATACGAGGAAATATGCGATTCAAAGATTTAATATAAACACCTTTATTATCACGAACACAATCTTTACGGGTAAATAAAGGTCTTTGAAATTTGATATCATATATTTTTTCTACCCATGCTATTTCTTTTTGTGCCCATACAGGATCACTAGCTGTATAAATAAAGAAATATATGTTATTATTATACAGTTGTTCTAATGTTTCTATAAAATCTTTAAAACCTTTACGAATTAGTTTCTGACTAGGGTAAAAAGCCTTAGAATTCTTGTTATTAATTTTAAATCCATTATTTTTTAATAGTAATGACATAGAATGTTTTGCTGCTTGATATTCAACATTACCAGCTATTGTACCGTCCCAATCTAATATGACTACTAACGGTAGTGTCATATACTATATCCTTAATATATAAAGAGATTTAAACAGTTAATCAGATTTTAGATAAATGAAGAATTTAAGATTAAATATCCTGAATGTAAAAAAAACTAAATATAGAAGAATTGTTACAAGCAACTCGTCTATTGTAAACATAATAGCTGTAAATGATATTATGCCTGAATTTTTAGAGGAGTATGTCAAAATATGCAATGTTCCTACATTTATTGAACAGTTCACCAACCAAATTGATTGTGTTAACAACTTAATTATTCCTCCTTATAATGAACAAATTAGTATAATGAATACTATGAATGAATTGAATAAAAATGTTGATATATCTGATATATCTCCATACCTAATATACTATATGTCAAATAAGGATGTAGAAAAAGTAAAAGAATTAGTTCTTGATTATCAAAAATATATTTATTATTTGAATAGTATTTTAGAGTTGATTAATAATGTTAGTTCTTAAGCAGAGCACATAAGACACCCTTCTGGGTTTGCTAGACTACACGCAAGTACTGCTTCTGCTTGTTCATCTTTAATTTTTTGTGTTTCCTTTACAAGTAAAGGATCAAGTGTAAATGCCATTGTTTTAGCTTTAGCTCTTGTTCTCAAATAGTACAGACCTGTTTTCAGTCCCTTAGACCAAGCATAGAAATGCATATTTGATAATTTTGTAAACGTAGCGTCTTCCATGTAAAGATTCAGTGATTGTGTATGACATACATAAGGTGTTCTATCAGCAGACTGATTAATAAGCGCTTTCTGACTAATTTCCCATACTGTTTTATATAAGTTACGAATATCTTCAGGAATTTCTTTGATATGTTGAATGCTACCATCTCCTGCAATAATTCGGTCTTTCATCTCTTTGTTCCATACCCCTAATCTAATCAAGTCTTTTAACAAGTATTTGTTAATTACAGTAAACTCTCCGGCAAGAGTTCTTCGCTGATAAATATTAGAAGTAAGTGCTTCAAACGATTCAGTATAACCCATTATCTGACTGGTACTAGCTGTTGGCATAAGTGCAATCAATAAAGAGTGTCTTAAACCATACTTTTTAATTTGTTCTTTAAGAGTATCAAAGTCATACTTCTGTGGAGTAATACCGTGCATATCAAACTGAAGAATACCTTTAGCAGCAGGACTTGTTGCAAAGCTACTATAAGCACCGCGATAAGATGTCATTTCCATTTCTTCAGGAATTAAGCTAACTTCACCACCTGCGTTTATAATATCTTCCCTTTCTTTAGCAATCTCCATTGAAGATTCTAAAGTAGCATGGTACATTGTTTCTGAAATATCACGATTTAATTTGGAAGCATTTTCACTATCGTAAGGATACTTAAGCATCATATAAGTATCAGCTAGACCTTGAATTCCAATTCCAATAGGTCTATGAAGCATGTTAGACCTCTTAGTTTCTGGAGTAGGATAGAACTTACGATCAATCACCTTATCCATATTCTTTACAACCATTTTGACTGTTTTATGGAACTTTTCAAAGTCAAAGTAAGGATTATCTAAATCATCGCTATTAACAAATGATGGAAGTGCCATTGATGATAAATTACATACTCCGTACTCCTTTGGTGAACTGTAAATTAAAATTTCACTGCATAAATTTGAACATTTAATAACACCTAAGTTACTTTGATTAGAACGTTGACACTTATCTTTATAAAGCATGTAAGGACCGCCTGTCTCAATCTGACTCTTAAGAATTTCTAACCATAAATCTTGTGCTTTAATAGTTTTTCTTGCTTTTCCTTCTTTTTCATATTTTTCATAAAGTTCTTCATATTCATTTCCATACACGTCTTCAAGCCCTGGAGCATCAAATGGACAGAATAACGACCAGTTACCATTCTCTTTTACACGCTTCATAAACAAGTCAGGTATCCATAGAGCAATAAACAAATCTCTACACCTTTCTTCTTCAGAACCAGTATTTCTTCTTAAGGCTACAAACTCAAATATATCCGGGTGAGATGGATCCATATAAACAGCAGCACTACCATTTCTTTTTCCTGCTTGATTGATATGTAATAAAGTCTGATTAAGAACACGGAGGAAAGGTGTAGTACCAGTTGACTTACCATTAGTTCCAC